CAAAGCTAAACCCAGACGTTATGGATAACGCATTATTAGCACTACACGACACACTAGAACGCTTAAACCAACTTTTAGAGGTTCCAAAACAACTAAAACTCGCTTAGCTCGCAACTTTAAAGGGATTCAGAGAGATTGAGACACTCTTATAACGCGCTAGAACTGCATTTTCTTTCAATGTACTGCAATTCTATTTTTGCTAAGAACCCTTATTATATAGGCTCTAGAGCCTTCCTATTGCAGTTTTAGACTTGCAGTAACAAAAATAAGTGCAAAGCGTGCAGGAATGGGGAGGAGTGCTTTTACTGGGTCGGGGATAAGAACGAGTCTCAACAGCCAGACATAAGAAAGGGCGCATTAAGCGCCCTTTCTTGGTTTGTTATCAGTTAATTTATTTAAGGAGTGGCTGAAGCTGTCCCGCTTGTTCCGTGGCTTCTGCGCCTTTTTGCGTATAGCTCGAAGTCTGCATTGGTGGTGATGTTGTACCCGCCCCACCGGGGTCACTCCATGAATATGAGTGATTGTGAGTTGCTGCAACTTTTGCGAGATCTGAAACGGTATTCATGAGGTCATGTAACAGGCTATAAATATTTGTTGAGTCGTCACCGACATGGTGCTTAGCGGCAATGATTTCTCTTACCTTGCCAATCTGTTCTGTTAGGTTTTCTTCTATGGTTAGTGTGCTGTTCTTACCTTTGCTTTCCCACTCATCATCCTTATTCACTTGTATGAATGCTTTCTCTGATTGCTGCCACCGCTGATCAGTCTCAGCCATGTTGGGCAGCTTTAAGCCATGAGGAAGAATAGACCGTATGAAGGGATGCGCAGGTGATCCATAAGCAAAGGCGATTTCAACTATGGTACCGATACTTGGCTTTGACCAGAAGCCACGCTGAACACCGCCAGCAGGAACAGGTAACAACACATCTTCAAGTATCGGTACGTCCTTATCTTCTTCACCCCCTGCTTTGAGTAGCTGAACAGAGACAGAATAAACGGGCACTTCCTCTGTTACTGTCTCCCCTGCTAAGGGTGTGAGAATATCCATTACTTTAGCCCACAGAGGTAAATGCCAACCACTTGCCAGCTCTGGGTACTTTCTCATTAAGACACGGCTTACGGCTTTTTCCATGAGACCACCATTTTTGATTCTTTCAATCTAACGCCATAAAGACGCTTTCCATTTAATAGATAACCCGGTCTTAGTCCGGGTAATGCCATTAACTCAGCACTTTGTGTTGATAGCTGTTTATCTAAGGTTGCTGCAGGTATATCAACGGGCGAGTCTTGCCAATGGCCATCAGACCAAGCACCCACATAAATTAAGCCATCCCGCCTTTGCTGCCATGTGTAATCATCAATACCAAATACAGTCGCTAATGATCTAAGCAGATGAAGACCAGAACCCGTATTAATGAAATAAGGCACAGGTTTAGAGGCATATGTTTTTTGAGGCAAGGTAAAACCACAGCCCGTGATTTTCTTCACTTCGGTTAATAGGTCTTTCAATGTTTTATTGCGCAGAGCCACAGGCACCCGCATTTCTAATACATTGGATTTTTCACGGCAAAAAAGGGTTTGTGCATTGGCACTAGAAGGCGTTGATCTTTCTATGTAACCAAAAAAATGGCCATGTTGTTGGCCATTATTGATGGAGAATGAAAACAGGACGGTACCTGATAGCGGGTGATCTGATTGCACCACAAACGATGCCCGACCACTGGCCGACGCATCAAGCGCGATATCATGTGAAACAAGGCTTACCCGCTCACCATTAACCTTGAGTATAAATTCATATTTCATCTTGGGCCGTGCCCTCATCAGCTAAAGCCGTATCTAAATAAGTGACCACCTTTTCAACCCAGCTTTTGGGCTCATTCGTAGCACTTGAAGATTCAGACACCACGGCACTATCAACAGGCGCCACAGTGGGTTCATTGTTCGCAATGCTTATGGCTTCTACTTTTTCTGGAATGGATAAGTGCTCAACCAATACAAATGACACAGACCACGCCTGTGTATCATCTAATTCTTGCGCGGATACTCTTTCAGTAAAACGTACTTGGCGCACTGAAAAGGCTTTAGCGGTTTGGTTTTCAATGTTGTAAACCTTGCGAATGCCTTTGGCCTCATCCGTTGCCGTACTTAGCAAAACGATTTCAGAGAGTTCAGAGACATTCTCGTATTTGATATTTAACGACACTCGTAAACGCTTAGGCTTAAAACCTTTTTCAGCCACCGCAGAGGACGAACTTTGGCCGGATAAATCCTCATCCGGCAAAGCCAATTCACAGGTGACCTTTTGGCCGTACCCTGTAATTTTAGTGTCGTTTAAAACGAGGGTTATCATGCATCAGCCAGAGGGTAACGAGCTTTGATTTGTTCAACTGCAGCTAGCCCTGACACACGTGCTAATTCAGCACCCTCGGTATCACCCTCAGCATCTTTTCGAATTGCTTCGAGAAAAAAATCATCTGATTCAGCTTTGTATGCGGTTTGACGCTTATCAACATTCTGAGATAGCTCAAAGGCTTTTTGATTTATAACCGATTCTATTTGCGCTTCATTCATACCCAGTGCAAGCATGTATGAATCTGTGAAATCAGAGTGAAATTGACCATTAAAAATATAAGTATTCATAGATATTCCTTTTAAAAATCAAACCCAACTACACAAAAAAAGCGGGGCGAAACCCGATTCTCGAACTCGTAATCGAACGAGCATAGTACAGATTGAGCGCGCCCAATCCTGCAGACGAACCGTGGTCCCAACTGCCACCACGCAGCGGGAAACGGGTTCCGTAGTTTCGAGTATATACTGCGCCAGATGGCCCAGAAGCACCTGCGACCTCAATCAACAAGCGGCGCATGTTTTCACTTTCTATATAGCTTACATCTTTTGCAATAGACGAAATTAGACTGTTATAAACATAGGCATTATGGCTATCATCGCCAATTGAGCCATTGCGATTTGTAATACTCGAATTTAAGATAGGCGATCCAACGTTACTACCCTCTGTCGCGTTTGATGTTGAGTCAAAATGTGCCGCGTGGCGGTACCAATCTTCTTCGATAATCGAAGGTTCATTATCTAGTGTTGCAACTACCTGTCCTTCTTCAAGTTTCATTTGATCAAGCCATTCCCACACACTGCCGACAAGATCTTGAACACCGAAGGCTCCATGATCGTGTGCCCATGCATTTGGTCCTGAACCTGTATCGCTTCGTGCAGTACCCGAAGTGTCTCCAGGCAACCCGCCATCTGAGCGCACCGCTGTTTCCCACTTAGCATCATGGGCACGCCCATAATTCGTATTACCACGGGGAACGGTTCCATTAGCTAGAGACCAGAGCGCAATAGCTGCCCACTCATGTACTGACATCATGTGCCAACCATCACCTTTTTGACTACAAAGCAGTTTTGAGGAATCATAATCAACCGAGGTTTTAGGCTGAACACCACCTATTACTGAACACCCGCCGTTGTCACCGCTTGAAGCCAAATATTTAGCCACTAATATTTCACCACGATCAACCCCATTAGTTTTAAACGCAGGGTGTGTGCCCGTTCCCAGTTGCATATCCACACCCGTTGCCGCTAACACTGCATCGTTTATGTCTTCACAGTTAAAACGTGGAATACGAACCATAATATTTGGATTACCTTGTGCATCGTAAATAACGGTATTACGACCACCACTAGCATCTTCAATGGCTTTACGATAACCGTCAGTTGCCACAATCGTTAAAGATGCCGCCTTCTCTGTAAAATTATTATTCACATCATTAATGGCCTGATCAGCATCTTGCCTTACATCTTCAAACGACTCTTTAGCATCTTTTAGCTGTTCGGTTGCTGTCCCCAAGGCACTAATTGCTTCGACTATTTCGCTCATAATTCACCTTCTAATTTCAATAATCTTTCATGATTTTTCATTGTGCTATTTAACGCAGAGATAGCTGCCACACTGTTTTGAAGTGTGCTAATGCGTATCGCTTCCATGTCTTTTTCATAATCAAACTGCCAACTTTCAAGCGGTAGTTCTGCACCCGTTAATTGTTTGGCATTGGTAAAGGGAACAACTAGGTTCCGGTTGATCACCTGCCCTATGCCTTGGCGTTTTTTATTTAATGGGATATAGGAATAAGCTAATAAAATGCCCGTATCTGTTACCGCCCCGTAATAGTTAAAATCGTAATCGCCCACAGAACTATCAAGTACAAGCGAATAGGTCACCGCGTTATCATCGTTATAATGAGGAACAGGCGCTTCAATGTTGCCTCCCACTAAATAACTAGAAGATGGGATACCTGCACTTGGGCTGGCATCGGTATTTTCATCAACACCAGGTACATTGGCTAAAATAAAATGGCTGATAACAACAGGCTCTAAAATAGCGGCTTTTTTGGCAATGTATCTGGCCCCCGCATCTGTCACA